AATGAAAAAAGATAAAGAGGAGAACGAGATCGTGGAAGCAATGATCAATAACGCCGGGGATGTAGGAACCCTTCTCATGCTACGGACCAATAATGACAGACCAACGTGGGCTGATTCTGTTGATAAGATAAATGCAGTCGTTAAGCTGCACTGTGATGATCTACTTCGTAGGAAGGGCTTTACCCGTAAGGCTCACGAGGAAGCCGCCGAAATAAAAAAACATTGGGAAAGGATTCTACAGGGATGACTAACGATAACGAACCACAAGAAGTGGAAGTAAACCCGGAGCATAGAGACTTCGCTCTGGGTTACGAAATGGGCTCCGATAGCGTCGAGCTTATGAGCAAGCATGTCCAAGCAATGGCAGCGGAACACGAACCCCTGATCTTGATAGGCATGATGACCAACCTGATGGAGTGCGCCTACCGGGCCTGCAAAACGACAGAAGATGCAGAAGAGATGATACGCATGGCACGAGACCTCGCGCAAAACCAAGCCGGGATCGCGAACCACGGCGGAGAGTACCATTAAAAAACCCCCGCTCAGTGGCGGGGGTTTTTCTTTTATTCTTTTATTCTCGCAACAATGCCGCCGTGAAATTCTTCGCGGTCATCGAACCACTGAATACACTTAGCGAGGACCGTGCTTTGTTTGGTCTTAAAGTTTCGACCAAAGGTAAGCAGCGGGACGTCATAGTCGGAAAGCTTTTTCTCTGCGTCTCCACCGCCCACTTCGTAGAAGATTAGGCCGCTGTCAAAAGGCCCTTTCCCTAGAATGAACGACCTCCCGGTCTCGTTGCATTTAAAGTCGGCACTAAAGTAACCGTCGATCTGTATCGTTAAATCAAGAGCCATCTTACACCGCCCACTTCTTACGAGGCTTTTTAAGCTCTTCGTAATAATCCAACATTTCGCTTTCAATCCGCGCGGGTTCAATGTCGTTGAGCTTTGCAATCTTCCGGCGATACGACAGAAGCAAACGGCGATGCTCTTTTACCGCCTTGTCGTTCCCGGTGAAATCCACCGAATTAAGACAGACCCAAATTATTCCAACTTTAGCCTGCTCTTCAGGAACTTCGACACGCGTAAAGTTATTTGCAATTGAAGGCATATCCTTCTCCTTTGTTTGGTTCACGTTTTTAAATAGCGGAATGTTTCACGTGAAACATTCGAGCCCCGGTTAGATTCCGAAGCTAATGAGAGTCTAGCATATGGGACTATATAAGACCATGTGACATAGTGTCGCACCCATTATTCAATGAAATCAACTACTTAGCCTGCGACATTATGTCACATATACAGGACTGATCCCATATGCTAGACTCTTAGAACGATCAGAAATGATTGTACGGATGGGGTGGTGAAGACACCAAGTCTGACCCTACAGCCGCAGCGCTGACTGGCGATCTTCCGTTTCAGTAGCCGCCCCATCCACCGCTGTTTTAAAACGTAAATCAACCTTCCGAAAGGAGTCAGTTATGACTGATTCATTTGACCACGTCTTGCCTAACGGCTTCACCTTCCTCGCTTCAACAGCCGGGTCTCCCGGATCATGGGCCAAGGCCACCGACCCGGTGACCGCTGCCCGGAACGCTTGTAAGTATAATGGGAGCCGTTACCCGGAGTTCGTTCAAATTTGGTACGGGCCCGACTGCGACATCAACGTCACAGACTTTGGTGGGATATCGTGGAAACACTCGACGGCAAATGCCATCGTCCCTATCGGTTTTTTCAAAATGACACAGTCAACGATGAAACCGTCACAGGATGAACGCATGACCCATGAAGACTTTATGGACGAAAACCAACGTCAGTTCAAAAAATCTTCAGAATACTATTTGGAACAAATGGTAGGGGACGCCGCTTAATTGCCAACCCTGAGTTGTGAAGGGATGGCAGGGCCAGTTCTGCGGGACTGGCCCACTTTTCTGCTTGACGGGCAGGGTGGAGGAAAGTAAGGTTCACGGATAACGGATCTCCTCCGTTAGGTTTGGTTACGTTTTAACGCCTCGTTCTGGAAACAGAGCGGGGTGTAACTTTTGTTACACCATTAAAAAGCAAAAAAGTTACAGGTCTAGCCCTTGGTGAGCAAGGGTTTGCGGCTTTCTGTAATTCTTATATGGGCTAGAAAAATATTTTTATTTTTTTTTCTGCAAAACACGGTGTGAAAAATGTAACAAATGCTACATCGTTGTAATACCATAATAAAAGGGGAAGAATCTGTAGCATATTGTGTTACATGTAACATATTTGGGTTAACCACAATTAGGTTAACTTGTCGAATACCTTGCCTTTTGAAGCCCATTATCTTAGTTTTTGGCTATTATTCTTATATGTGAGGGCAGCATGAGAATTGTTAAAAAAGAACGTAAACCGCTTGGAAGGCCGCGAAAAACGGAAGAAACGCCTTTAACCGATAGACAAATAGCTTTTGTAAAAGAATTTGTCTCGCATGACGGCATGATCACAAAAAAGCAGGCTGCGTTAAATGCGGGGTATCCTGAGAAAAGCGCCTCCGTTAAGGCTTCTGAGCTAACAAACCCACATTTAAATCCGCATGTCGTAGCAGCAATCAAACGATATCGTAGAGAATTAGATGAACAGTATCGTGTTACCTACGGGCGGCACATCAGGGATCTTCAAAGGATTAGAGACCGGGCTTTGCAAGACGGGGCCTACTCCGCAGCCGTTCAGGCAGAAAAAGCTCGTGGGCAAGCCCAAGGCGACATTTACATTAGTAAATCAGAGGTGCGGCATGGCTCTATCGACAGCATGAGCCGGGAAGAAGTAGAAAAAGCATTAAAGGACTTAGCGGATCAATATGGAGCTTCCGTCATCGATATTACACCCGTCGAAAAAACCGAAGAAAAATCTGGAGTCGGACTTTTACAAGGCAATAAAGAGAAACAAAAAGAAGTTTCGACCTGACCTTATTTTTACCCGATTAGAAAGCTGGGCATCTCAAGGCGTTCCCGACCTCGTCGTATGTGACGAGCGGGGAAAGTTTTATTTTGTAGAACTTAAAACGACAAAAACGGCATCTGTCCGTTTGTCCCCCCACCAAATTTCATGGATGACACAACACCAACACGCTCCGACTTATATTCTTGTGCGCGATAAAAATGCAGATGTTTTTGTATTTGGCGGGGATCAGGCAATTATGGTAGCCCGCAGCGGACTTTTGACAGAGCCCGTGCATAAATTCAAAAACCCCGCACAATGGTCTGACTTTTTCCGTTTGACATTTCCTTTATAAGACCTATCTTATATTCATCAAACTTAATGATGAAGAGGATTATGATGTTACAAGAATTTTATGACGCAGTGAAACGAATCAATCGCGAATGGCTTAAAATTTGTTTGGCTCAGAACCAGCCATATTGGCGACCGATACACTGGCGGATTGTTCGTTTTGTAGTAAATAAAGACTCGGCGGCTTGATGTTTTTTCTGGCAAAAATTTATTATTTCTTTTTGTACGGAACAACGAGCTTAGAAAAGGCCCGGTCCCGGTATGAAATAAAACCAGTGAAACGAACTAAAAAATAAAAAAAGAGCCCGGTTATTGACGGGCTCTTTTATTGTCTATAGTATGGGATCAATCACACATAAGGAGGGATCACCATGTTAAAAACTGTAGATATCAGCCGGAATGTAAAAACTGGGCCAATTTCCGTCACTTATCGCGCGGGCAATAAAAATGCTTTTGGAACTTGCCCGGCCAATTGTGAGCTTAACGCCAGCGGGACCGGGTGCGGGCCGGGACAGATTGATTTTGATTATCTGGACGCATTGCTGGATTCAAAGCGCCGCCGGGGTTTTAGCTGGACGTATTCCCACTTTAACCCGTTAAACTGGGCGCACAAATTAAACGAAACAAAAACCACCATTAACTATAGCGCCCGAAATATCGCGGAGGCCGTTGCAATTGCGGCAAATAAAATCGCGCCAGCCGTCACCGTCGTTAAAGATTCAATTTGGAAGAATGGCAAAAGCTCAAAAGTGAGCCGCGATGATATACCGGGCGGTCCAATTCAAATTGTCAGATGCTTTGCTGAATATATGCCGCATGTAAATTGTGGCAATTGTGGCGGGAAAGATGGCCCATTATGCGCCCGGTTAAATCGCGATTATATAGTCGGATTCACCGTGCATGGGAACGGCAAGAAAAAGGCCGAGGATGAATCAACACCGGGCGGCTGCTATGCTGCGGGCGGTCCTGTCCGACTGCAATGGAATAACACAGCCAATCAGAGTCAAAAAGTAAGCGATGCGGACGCATTGCGGGCATGGTCTGAAACATTGCCTCATAATGCCACAATCCGCCATCACGTCGCTGGGGACATTGGAAAAGATAATTTTTAAAAAAATAAACTTGTTTCATACGGGAAAATATGGGATAAACGAGCCCGGCGGGAATCATCCTGCCGGGTTTTTTCATATTTACAGGAGTTTTAAAAATGGAAAACGTAACAACCTATAACCCTTCTAACGATCAACCCGCAGTAACCGGCGCATATCAAACGGACGCAATTAGTCACGGAATCGGCAATAGCTCGGTATCGTCTAATTGGTGGAGCCGCCCGGATGATCAGCGCTTTTTGTCGCTTGATGAAATGCTGAAATATAAAAAACATGATGCTCATCAAATGACAAATAGGATTGTGGATACCCATAAAATGAAAATTGTGGGGGATTTTAACGAAGAAAACCCACGGGCAGCCGGAAAAATTCACATTGAATATACAGACGAAAACGGCCGGGAGAATTTAAACGCCCCCACCAATTGGTCGTTCGGTCAAATTTCTCAGCTTGCCGGAGCCCCAGCGGGATATTTACGGGAGTTACCAGCCCCCCTTGCCGCAGAGGCTTTACAATGGGGATTGCGCTTTAACAGATCAAAAGACATGATAAAAATATACGGGGGGCAGCCGGACGGATCCGACCTAAGAGCCGCGACCGGTCCCGACTATGGCAGAATTTTTGACTATGAGATAATTGAGGCGGTTCAAAAATTCGCAGATCCGGACCGCTGGAAGGTTCCCGGCATGATGACCGGCCAACAAAACGGCCGCGCCATTTATGATCCGTTTGTTCCGGTTACTAAAGACACGACAACGCTATTCGCTAGCGATCGCGATATTTTCTTGTTTTTGGTAGACGATACCCACCCGCTGGAGATTGGCAAATTGCCTAATGGTGATCCTGATTTAGTTTTCCGGGGGTTTTACGCTTGGAACAGTGAAACCGGCAGTAAGACCGCAGGAATTGCGGCAATGTACTTGCGCGGTGTTTGCATGAACCGCAATTTATGGGGGGTGGAAAAATTCCAAGAAATTAAAATCCGCCATACTAAATTCGCTCCGGACCGTTTTGCTTACGAGGCGGCCCCGGCTTTGCAATCATTCGCCAATGGCGCAACCGTTGATTTTATGGACGGGATCCGAGCTGCTCAGAATACAAAGATCGCCAGCGACGACGACGACGCGATAGCCTTTTTGACCGGCCGAGGCGGGTTGTCTAAATTCATGGCGAAGGCGGCTGCAGCCCGGCACTTAGAAGAGGAACAAAAACCCGTTCGTTCGGCATGGGATGCTGCGCAGGCGATTACAGCCATTGCCCGTGATAACCCGCACCAAAACAGCCGGGTGGATATCGAAAGGAAGGCGGGCGCTATTCTGGACGCGGTCGCCGCTTAAACCCCGCCCCTAAACTTTAACGATAGGCCCGCCACCCCGGCGGGCCTTTTTTAAGCCCTACACAACCTTACAACGCCATACCACCGCACCACACCACAGCACCACATCACAGCACCACACCACGCTCGCTTAAAACAGCTTTAGCGGGCCTTTTTTATGGGATGAATCAAGATCAAAACTTGCAAAGGCCCCCGGCCTTTTCTCTCGCTAGATCGTACCGGGGACCAGTGACCGGGCGCTTGTGTCACCGATCCGGGGACCGATTACCGCCCGGCAGCGGGCGCGATTCCCGCGCCGGGTTGCGTGATTCCCGCGCCGGGATCACTGGCCCGCGAATATTCCCGCAACATTCGCGCATTAATGGCACGGGGCCCCGGCAAACTTAATTTTCGAGGGTGGACAACGATTACAGGCCCACGGCCAAAAAAATTTGGCCCGGCTGCCCGGCCAGACGACGACAAGATCCAAGTTTTTCGCAAACGGTACAATAAAAAAACAAACAGGTTTTGAGGACTAATATAAATTTTTGGTATTGAACTATTTGGTAGACGCCCAAAATGAGTAATTATCAAGATTCTGTTTTACCGCGATAATAAAAGTGTTATCTTATACCTTCACATATAGGGGCCCCTATGAGTTCAGATGTCCAAGAACAAGCCATCAAGTTACAACTGCGATTAGCGCATCTAAATCGCATTGAAGCTTGTCAGAACGACTTTTTATCGTTTGTAAAAGCTATCTGGCCGGAGTTTATTGCGGGTCCCCACCATCAAATAATCGCGGAGAAGTTTCAAAGGGTAGCTGACGGGTCCCTGAAAAGATTGATTATCAACATGGCTCCTCGTCATACCAAGTCAGAGTTTGCGTCATACCTTTTGCCTGCGTGGTTTATTGGTCAAAACCCCGGTATGAAAATTATTCAGGCAACGCACACTACGGAACTCGCGGTATCTTTTGGTCGTAAGGTCAAGAACCTTCTTGAACGTGAGGATTATACAGAGATTTTCCCTGAAGCCACGTTGTCGGCTGACAGTAAAGCGTCTGGTCGTTGGGATACGTCTCGCGGCGGAATGTATTATGCGGTTGGCGTTGGCTCAAATCTTGCGGGCCGTGGTGGTGATTTGATTATCATAGACGATCCCCATTCTGAGCAGACGGCGATGAGCGCGTCTGGTTTTGACAATGACTGGGATTGGTACACTGGTGGCCCTCGTCAGCGTTTGCAGCCGGGTGGTGCGATTATTTTGGTTATGACCCGGTGGTCGCAGAAGGATTTGACGGGTCAGTTGATCAAGAAGATGGGTCAGGACCCGAAGGCAGATCAGTGGGAGATTGTAGAACTGCCTGCCATCATGGACGACGAGGAACCTTGTTGGCCGGAGTTTTGGTCAAAGGACGATCTTGAACGGGTGAAGGCGTCGATCCCACCATCCAAATGGAACGCGCAGTATCAACAGCGTCCGACGGGTGAAGAGAATGCGATCATTCCTCGTGATTGGTGGAAGAGATGGGAGAAGCGTGATGTCCCTAGTCTTGAGTATGTAATACAGAGTTACGACACGGCGTTTTCCAAGAAGGAGACGGCGGATTATTCTGCTATAACGACGTGGGGCGTATTTAGGCCGGAAGAAGCTGGGGGTCCCCCTGCGCTTATTTTGTTGGACAGCAAGAAGGGGCGTTGGGATTTTCCTGAACTAAAGGAGGTAGCTTTTGAGAACTACCAGTTTTGGGAACCTGATACGGTAATCATTGAAGCGAAGGCTTCAGGGACCCCTTTGACCCAAGAATTACGCAATATGGGTATTCCTGTTGTGAACTTTACCCCGTCTCGTGGAACGGACAAGGTGTCTCGCGTACACTCTGTTTCACCTATGTTTGAGGCGGGTATGGTGTATGCCACGGACGATCCGTTTGCGGACGAGATGATAGAGGAAGTTGCGGCTTTTCCAAATGGCGAGTATGATGACCTTGTGGATAGCATGACACAGGCTCTTATGCGTTACCGACAGGGCAACTTTGTGTCTTTGCCGTCTGATGATTGGGACATAGACGAAGAAAAGTACACAAGGGTCCGCGCATATTATGG